GCCATCTTCGTCAATAACGATTACGTGTAGTTCGTCTCCAATGGAGCCTTTACCCAATGATGTCGCATAGTTAGAAGTACCAGGAGCAGAGTCAAAGCTTGAAGCATATGCCCAACCGGCAAATAAACTGCCCTCTGTACACATAGCTACTTTAAGACTATTTCCTTTAATTCCGGAGTATTTGGCTGCCCAAATTCCTACAGAAGCTGCACCACTACTATATGAAGCATCATACACTGAATCATTTTTGATGGATAGGCCTGAACCATCAGCAGTAGCATTACGCATGCTTGTGCTATCGGTTCGAACAACTTTTAGGCTGTTACCGTATTTAAGAAATCCGGCAGCAGTTAAAAAGTATTTATATGTACTGTTGTCTGGTGTTCCGAATACTTCCGCTAAGTTCTTTTCAGAGCTTATTGAAACTACTTCGCCTACCGGACCCCAGTTAAATGCACCTACAGTTCCGCCAATACTGGTAGAGACGGCTGGTACCACGCCCGTTGCGTCAATTTCTTTGACTTGGACGCCTGGTGATACTTGAAATGCCATCGCTTTATCCTCTCAATGAGTTTTAGTTATAAGTCCACATTATAAGTTAATTAACCTTTCGGTTACATTCATACTTATATTTATAATATAAAATATTCTAGAAAACACCGTCATGTCTTCCATTAGGTGTTTCGAACCATACTTGACCATCTTCGTCTACTTCATACTTAGGTTTTTCTGGATCATCGTTAACAAAACCAAACGGAATTACATCATCCTGAATAGCTTTAAGTTGTTCGTTATATAACATCTTCTTCATTTCTATATCTGTCATACCCAAAAAGATGTCAGTTGTTGTAAACCAACCAAATAATACTAGATTCATCATTAAATCATCATGATTACTAAGTGAAGCTTCAAAAGATTGACCTTTTGCAACAAATGTACTCATTTCTACTATTGTGTTTGCATCTACAATGTTTATTTTTCTTTGTTCTATTAAATCTTTTATATTAGAACAACCAATACGCTTAACTCTACGAGTCATAGTAGCACCAATTGCTCCTCGTTTAACAGTCGATTCTACAAACATATTTTCATATTCTAAATCATAATATAATCCATTACATACCAATTGGCCAGCATCATTAGATTCTATAATCACATAAGCTTTATTAAACAAATATGCGTATTTATAAATTAGATCTGGATATAATATAGGCGATATAATATTATCTCTAAAGACCGCAACTTGTTGAAATGGATTTGTACTAATATCAATAATAGTAAAAGTTGAATAATCTTGTCCTCTACCTCTGGCCACATCAACACACATTACATATTCATGATCTTGCAAAGGCATTTCATAAATATATACGTTTTCTTTTACCATAACCGGTTCATGCATCTTTTGTGCAAGCAAAGAATTTGCATCTATTAGAGTCCCGCCCCGGCCTAGGAAGGTATTACCAAATTCTTGATCGAACTGTAATTCTGAAGTATTAGCAATTGTTAATGCTTTCCAAGTTTCATCTCTACCCGGAACATCCCACCAATCAACTCTAAACGCTTTAAATTCATTTTCTTTTGAAACTGCACCTTCCCATAATTTGTGATATACATTACCAACACCATTTGCAGTAGAAGTAACAATTATTTTAGTGTCACTACCTGATGAAATAACAGGATATGTTGAAGTATAGAATTCTGCATCATTTTCTACAAAAGCAAACTCATCAAGAAACAATAAATTAACAGATAAACCCCTAATTGAAGAAGCAGATGTTGCAGTTGCAATAATTCGTGAGTTATTTGAAAATTCTATTGAGCCTTTATTGAGTGCCTTTGTGCCTGGTTGCAAAAAGAATGGAATATTTTCTAATGCTAAAGTAACACGAGCTAACATTTCTCTTGCAACTACACCCTTGTTTGCCAAGATTGCAATAGTTTTTTCAGAATGAAATAGAGCATACCATAAAAGATATACTACACTAGATATTGATTTACCGCTTTGTCGACATGCTAAACATATACTGAAACGATTAGCATTAAAATGATTAAACATTTCTTCTTGGTATGGATATAAATCAAATGGAACTAAACCTTCATCAAGAGATATAATTTTTACATAAGTTTTTGCAAAATATGCAGGATTATCCATGCACTTTTTGTATTCTCGAACTTGTTCCGCAGTAAAACCTTCTTCAAGGCCATCTCGCTTTACATTAACATTACCTAAATAACCAAATTCGTTATTTTTAATCTTCGCCATGTTCTATTATATTTTCATTTTTTGAATTTAACATTTTTTGCAAATCAGTAGTACTTCCGACAAAAACATTATTATTAGTAATACGCTTATTTGCATCTAAACGTTCTTTATTTAATTTTTTCTTTGTTGTTTGTAAAGCCATAAGTTTATCCGTGACATCAGCAATATTCTTAATGGAATTGCTAAGTACTTCGAAAGCTCTAGGATGCTCAGACTCTCTGGCTAATTCTGACATAACATCTAATGATCTTGTACCATTGTGTATTAAATCTCTATAAGTTGCCCGTGAGAATTCATAATCGTCTTTTATGTCTTTATTATCGATATCGTCTGTTGTTAAAATTCTATCTTTTTGTGGTAGATTTTTTGCGAGACTATCTTCTAATTTCTTTCTTTTATTCATAATATTACCAATCTTATGTGTATGATGCAACAGTTATTGTAGCACCAGACGTTGAACCAGTCAAAACTTCACCTATATTTAACCAACCTGTTGGTTGTGCAACTGTAATTGTTCCAGTATCAGGATTAGTTGTATATGCAGTATTACTCACTTCCATTGTATTATTTGAAATCGAAGAAGTAATAGTTTCGCCAGAAACAAACGTACCACTTAACACAGTACCATATATTGCGAATGATTCTGGAACACCTATAGGATCATATGCGGTAGTTATTTTATATTCATTTGCTCCTGGAGTTCCAGAAGATATAAGTGTATCTTCAGGATCAGCCGTAAGAGGATTAAGTCCTAAATCAACACCATAAAATTTTTCGTCGGTATTAGCTTTATTAAAGTAATCTATATCTATTTCTTTAATTATAGCAGTATTTGCAGTAGGTCCAAAGAATCTCATTTTTAATGTAAAATCTAATGTATACATAAGAACTCTTCGAGTTGCAAAATCACCTTCATAATCATCTTCTATTGCAGTACTATTTAAAATAATAGGAACATCTTGTTTATATGACCAACCATTAATAGGTTTAATAGAAACGGTATATTCAGGTTGAAAATATGGAAGTATTTGTTCTAAAATTTGTAAACCATCATCTTGGTTTTTTGCCATAATAGTAAGCTGCATACCAATATTATATGGCGACATATGCTTAACTACCTTTTTCTTATAAGAATCTGTTGCATGTTTTTCTGAAATAACTGCCATTTTATTTAATTTAGAAGTATTATCTTGTTCTAAACTTGTAATTTCAAATGACATTCTAGGTAGTTTTAAAGCCATACTTGCATCTGAACCAGTACTAGCGTCTATTCTAGATAAGAATTTTTGTTTAGGTCCATAAGAAAGAGGAACTTTAATTTGATTTAATACTCCTCCAGAACCGTCTAATCTAATGACACTAATATTATTAAACATTGTACCAAAAACTGCTACGGATTTTCTTAAGGTTGAATGATAAAAATGAGTTCCAAACATTAGTAATTTTCCGATGCATCGCCAAACGGATTAGATTCAGTGAAGTCTAAGAAACCATCGGCTTCAACTTCAAAGGTTAAATTACCCGATTGATCGTCAGTTGGATCTACATATATGCTATTATCGCCTATATCGTAAACCTTAGTTATTGTAATTGTATTTGCGCTTGTTCCACCAACAGCAGTTAATGTAGATGAAACAACAAAATCTCTTGCTTCAGCAATACCAGATACACCAATATTAGATACTCCAAGTCTACCCGTTGTTGGAGATAGTTTAGTAATTGTTTGTATTTCACCAAACACTGAAGTGTTAGGAGATGTTGTTAATATTTGAGTTATAATTTCACTTGCTTCTGGATGTTCATTAGCAGTACAATTATAATCTAAAGTAACTTGATATGAACTTGTAACTTGAGCAACATCAATAGATTCGATACCAGTTTCAAAATCTTCGTCATTATATTCATATAATGAACACTGAAGTTTATAAACGGGTAAGTTAGATAATTGATAAAATGGTTGTTCATGTTCTACGAAAGTAATTTCGAAGAATTTATTTGTCATAGGAAGAAATAAAATATCACCTTCTAAAGGTTTAGGACTTACTATATCAGCAGTATTCCAAAACCCTATATATTTTTCCCACTGTCTACGTGAGATAACAAAGGTGGCTTCATCTCTAATTTCTAAACCAAACTTAGAATATAAATCTCCTGCTCCTTCAAATCCATCAGAACTTTCTATATACGCTTCTATCATATAAGCATCATTAAATTTCGATGCCCTATCTTCACCTAAAACAAAATCTCTACTTACCATTGTTCTAGGCATATAATATACATCTTGGCCATAAATCTTTAAAGATTCAATAACCAAGTCTTCGTATAAATTTTGCTCTGACTTAACTGCCTGAGAAAAGTAAACAGATCTT